ACTTATAAGAAATATATACAACTAAAAGATGAAATTAATAGAGATAAATAGTGCTACTGTAACTTTACACGAGGCTTGCCTCTTAGTTCCGGAGTTTAAAGCATTGTATGAGAAGAATAAGAAGGATAATGGTATACAAGCTTTTAAGTATGTATACTTATTTGCTGATTATAACTCTCCTTATAGAGCTTATGATGAGGAACAAAAGATAATAGCTCTTAATAAGGACTTAAATATGACTCTTACTCAAGAACTTAAGAATGCTATTGAGAAATATAAAGACTTAAGTTACACATTTAACATGAGGTATCTACAAGATGCCATTCATGCTGCCAATCAAACTAGAGCTTACTTTAGAAATGTAGATTACACACTCTTAGATGCTAAAGGTAACCCTGTTTATAGAGTTAAGGAGGTTACTGATGCACTTAAGAACACTCTGCAAGTAATTACTACACTAGAAGGCTTAAAAGAGAAAGTAGAATCTGAGAATGTAGCACAAAATAAGGTAAGAGCAGGAGCAAAGATTAACAAATGGGAACAGTAAGATAATGATAAGTAACAGTATACGTTCAAAAAATGGTATTTGGGTAAACACTGAGCCTTTTAGAGAGGTTGGTAATAACTTTATTACTACTGGTAGATATACTGATGCTCTTCCTGGGACTCTAGAATTTGATAGATTCTGGGATCAGGAATATACTAGGTGTATGGAAGGTTATGAAGTCTCTGGTGCTAAGATAACTGGTAAACATTACTTCTATTTGAACTATTGTCTTATCAATAAGGTAAATTTAACTGATGATAATAGAGGTAAAAGAAAAGTATCTAAAGGATTTCTTCTTCCTGACTTTTGGGATGGTGATTATGAGTACTTCTGGTTCTTAGAGATAGCAGAGAATGGTATAGATCCTCTCTTACTTCCTAAGCTTCATCTAAATAATAAAGTACTTTGGACAGAAGGGGGAAAATCTATGATAGTAGGTAAAGCTAGAAGAAGAGGTTTCTCTTATAAGAATGCTGCTACTATTGCATGGGAATACACCTTTGTTAAGAAAAGCTTAACCCTAGTTGCTGCTTATGATAAGAAATATCTATTCTCAGAAATTGGTATCTTTACTAAGGTTATGGATATGCTTAACCATTTGAATACCAATTGCCCAGCTTTTAAGAGAAGTAGGCTTGTTAATAAGATTGCTGATGGTAGAATTAAGAGTGGTTATATAGAGTATACTGATGATGGTACAGAGTTAGCTAAAGGACACCAAAGTTCTATTACTTGTGTATCCTTTATGAATAATCCTGATGCTGCTAGGGGAGCAGATGCTAGTAAGATTATTGTAGAAGAAGCTGGTACTTTTGTTAATTGGAATGAGAGTTACTATGCTATGGAACCTTCTATTAAGGCAGGAGATTACTATACTGGTATGATGATTATCTTTGGTTGTGTTTGTGCAGGAACTAAGGTATGGACTCATGATGGTAGATTAGTTAATATTGAAGATCTTAGACAAGAAGAAGGTATTGTAGGGTATGCTGGAGCAGGAATAATAAAAGAACCTATTGTTTGGATGCAACCTCATGCTAAAAAACCTTGTTATAGAATAACTACTGAGAAGAATAAAATTATAGAATGTAGTAATGATCATCCTTTATTAGTTTCTAAAAACAAACTAACTAAAGGTAATCGTAAGGTAATTACTTTTAAAAAGGCTGAAGACATTAAAGTAGGAGAACAACTAATGTCTGTGAGACAAGTTCCTATATTTGGTAGTGATAAAATGTGGAATCCTAGATTATTAGGATTATTATTAGGAGATGGTTATTATGGTAAAGGAACTCCTGAAGTTAGTATAGATAGTGATGGTTTATATAATTGGATTACTTCACTGGGCTTACAGTTAAAAACAGATAGGGAAAAATTACAAACTAATGGAAGATTATATAGAAGAGTTAGTATATCTAAAATAACTAATGATTTAAGAAATGTAGATATGTATGGACAAAGTTGGGAAACTAAACAGTTACCTATTAACTTACATAAATGTGATATGTATAGTGTTTCAGAATTTTTAGGAGGATATTTTGATGCAGATGGAAGTGTGTACTATAACTCTAAGAAAAATAGTTTAAGAGTAGTATTAACATCTAAATATAAACATTTATTAGAAGGAGTATCTCAATTATTATATAAACTTAATGTAGGATCTTCTATAGTAAAAGAATATAGAAAAACAGGATATAAAGCTGGAGATATATATAGGTTGTATATATCTAAAGATAAAGATGTTATAGAATTTAAAAAACATATATCTTTTAAAAGTGAACATAAACAAAAAGTCTTAGATGATTTTGTACAAAATAAAAATGCAAGGTATGTTTATGATAACTGTTTGTTTGAAGAAAATAAAGATAATGGTAAAGGTCAATATTATTTAAAGAATAATAAACTTGATAATCTTGAATCTAATAGAGTTAAGAGTATTGAATTTATAGGAGATAAAGAAGTTTATAATCTTAATGCTGGAATAACACATACTTACATTACAAATGGATTTGTTTCTGGTAATACTGGTGGTGATATGGAAGCAGGTACTATTGACTTTGCTGAGATGTACTACAATCCTGATAATTATAATATGATGCCCTTTGAGAATGTATGGGATGAGGAAGGTTTAAGAGATAAGAGTGCAGGATTCTTCTTCCCTATGTATCAGAACTATGAAGGGGCTTATGATAAGAGTGGTAACTCTGATATACCTAAGGCTAAAGAGCTTTTATCAAAGCTCAGAGAAAATAAAAAAGCTAAAGCAAAGAGTCCTGATGATTATCTTAGACATACTACTGAGTATGCTTGGTCACCAAGTGAGGCCTTTCAGATTATCTCTAATAATGTATTTCCTACAGAAGACTTAAGAAGACAGCTAGGCTTATGCATGACTAAAGATGAGTATAAAGGTATCTGTGGTAAGATGGCTTATGATAGTAATGGTAATCCAGAGTTTGTACCAGATTTGTCTCTCAGACCTTTAGAGTATAGAGATAAGACTATGGATAAGAGTGGTTGTATACAGATATGGGAAAAACCTACTCCAGGAGTTTCGTACAACTTATATACTGGAGGCTTAGATCCATATGCTACTGATGAGGCTAATTACTCAGACTCACTTGGTTCATTATTTATCTTTAAGAGATATGCTCTTGGTGAGCAAACTCATGATCTTCCAGTAGCTGAGTATACAGGTAGACCACAGAACTTTAAAGAGTTTTATGATCAATGTATCCTCTTAATAGAGTACTATAATGCAAGCTGTCTATATGAAAATAACATCAACAATTTCAAAACTCACTGTGAGAATAAACATAAGTTGCATTTATTATCCAGAACTCCAAGTGTGGTCAAAGCTGCTTCTAACCAACACACAAATACCTATGGTATCAGAGTTGTCGGCAATTCATATTCCTCTGTTAAAAATGAACTTATCACTTATGTAAATAACTGGTTAAGAGAGGAGTATGAAGATGGTAAGAGTAATGTTTATAAGATTAAGAGTATAGGCTTACTACAAGAACTTATCACTTATAATAGTAGAGGTAACTTTGATAGATTTATATCCTTCTCTCTAGCACTTATTAGAAGTGTAGAACTAACTAAAATACAACCTGCTTTTAAAGACTCGTATAAGAGGAATGGTAGGGATTTCTTCTCATCCAAATTATTTAGTAACTTATGATTCCACCTCTTCCTGAACAGAGAGTTCCTCAGGGAACTAAAGATAGCTTAGATTGGCAAAAGAAATGTATTATTGCCCTTGTAGGTAGAGCTTACTCTAATCTATCAGGAAGCAGAACTTCTAGAGAAGCTAAACAAATTAATTATGACCTCTTTAATTCAATTGTTAATATTGAAGATTTTAGTTATGTTACTAAGCCTTATGGTGTTGATATACATGATAGTATTGGTAACCTTCCTGCTAACTTTCAAGATTATAATATTGTGCGTAGCTCAGTTTTACAGCTTGTTGGTGAGGAACTTAAGAGGCCCTTTACATACAAAGTGGTCTCTACTGCAGGAGAAGGTTTTAATCAGTATCTTCAGGAAAAGAAGGAAGCATTAGAATACTCTTATATGGCTATGCTTAAGAATGCTCTTGGAGAGAAAACTGAGGCAGAGACACCACAAGAAGTAGAAAATTACTTTACAAACTCTTATACTAATAATGCAGAAATTACTGCTAATAAGTTACTCATTCATTTAGAGAAATCTCTTAAACTTAAAAATCACTTTGTCAGAGGTTTTCAGAATGCACTTACTTGTGCAGAGGAAGTATATTATGCAGGTATATTTAATAATGAACCAGTTCTAATTCCTTGGAACCCAATACACTTTGAATGTGATAAGAATCAAGACTCACTCTTTATTGAGGACTGTGATTGGGGAGTAGGTAGAATGTGGTTAGATAGAGGACAAATACTAGATTGGTTTGGAGACAGATTAACAGATAAGGATAAAGAGAACTTAAGGTCTGCTGAGATATTTAATGCTACTGCTTCTTATGGACAATCTCCAGAAGTTATTACAACAACATACCCACATTACAACTATACTGGTACTAAGATTCTTATGCAGCTTACTACTTGGAAAAGTGAGAAGAAGATTGGTACTGCAACTTACCTTGATAAAAATGGTCAAGAACAAAAGAAAGTTGTTGATGAAAGTTTTAAGATTCCTGCAGACTTAAAAGGAGAAATTAAAGTTGAGTGGAACTGGATACCTAGGACATGGATTGGAGTACAAATTGGACCAACAATCTTCTTTGCTTATGAGAGCCCCTATCAATTTAATACTGTAGATAATCCTTATAAGTGTAAACTTCCATTCATTGGTAGAATCTTCAATAACATCAACAGCAAGCCAACATCTCTTGTAGATCTTATTAAACCTTATCAATATCTATATAACATTATATGGTATAGATTGGAGTTAGAATTTGCTAAGGCAAAGGGTAAGAAGTTTGTAATGGATATTGCTCAAATACCAAAGAGTAAAGGATGGAGTGTAGAGCAGTGGATGTATTACTTTGATACTCTGGGTATTGCATTTGTAAACTCAGCAGAAGAAGGTAGAGAGGGAGATCCAAGTTCTGTATCTAAATTTAATCAGTTTACTGGTATAGATATGTCCTTAAGTACTTCTATACAAGGTTACTTCTCAATGCTTAATAAGATAGAGGAAGCAGTAGAGAATATTACTGGTATCTCCAGACAGAGAAAGGGACAAATTAATAGTTCTGAGACAGTAGGAGGTGTAGAAAGATCTGTAGTACAGAGTAATGCCTTAACTGAGATATACTTTCATGAGCACTCTATGGTTAAAGAGAAAGTCTTAGAACATCTCTTAGAGATAGCTAAGATAGCTTATGCTAATAATGAACAAGGAAAGTTAGTATTTGATGAGTTCTCTAGAACAGTACTTAATACTAAATCTCTCTTAAATACTGACTTTGGTTTATATGTATCTGATAGTATTAAAGATAATGCTGTCTTAGAACAACTTAAGGGGCTTGCTAAAGAAGGTATCTCCTCTGGTACTCTACAGTTCTCTAACTTTGTTACTTTATTAAAATCTAACTCAATCTCTGAAGTAGAGTCCTCTATTAAAGCATCTGAGGAGAGAAAGATGAAGATGCAGGAACAACAATCTGCTACTCAACAACAGCAAATTCAAAGTAATGAAACACTTGCTAGAGAGAAGATGGATAGAGATGATGCTCAGAGACAACTAGATAGAGAAGCTA